GCTGCCAGAGTCTCAGCTGCCTCTGGAATATTCTGCGCCCATTCCAAAAATTTAACTTTGAACATCCTCATCTCCTATCGTTGTACGATGTCTTTTGTTTGATCAATAAAATCCTGAGGCGGCTTTCCTTGTCCATTCCATTTCGCGGACATCTTACCGAGAGCATTTACCATTTTAATGGCTTCCTTTCTATTACTAATAAACTTAGCAGCCATACCACTCGGAATATGAGTTATGACATAACTTCCCTTTTGTGTTTTGTCCTGAATTCCAACTGGAAGGTGAGCAGCCCAGTCACCAGATTTATGAAGAGCTTCAACCTCATAATCTCCTACATTACTTTTTGTTCTTCCTTTGGAATTGTCTTTTTTAACTTTAACTATAATATTTTCTTCTGAAAGCCAGCCTTTAAATGTTTTCATCTTTCCTCCGTTAATACTTACCGTAAATATCATCATTTAATGAAGGATCATCATCATAATCAACTATGGTGTCACCCTCAATTTCTGCCGCAGAGGCCTCAGGACATCCACTGGGTGGAACATAATCGGTTGGTATTTGCATATTCTGTTCATGAGAATAGTGCCAACGCTTCAAAACTAATTTCCAATTATTATATGTAAATGTGCCTAGTGTTGTTCTATCGGGTGCAACATCAATCGTCTCATATAACAATGGTGGATCATATATAACCAGTATTACATCACCGATTCGTGGAGAATATCCCGTAAGGCTTCCTGAAGCCGTAGCAGACCAATATACCATTGATTGAAAATCACTTACGCGAGCACGAGCAACTATCATTTCTTGAGGAATAACTCCGAATGATCCCCACGAGTCTTCCTCTTCTCCAATTTCAAATACAAGATCAATATTTTCTGCGGCACTTACCCATGTCTTTTCTTGATCTTCACCAAATATTCTATCACGATTAGTATCATACACTACTGGAAAATACCTAACAGCAATTCCATATAGATCAAAAATTTCATCATTCCATTGGCGTTGGAGTTGAATTTCTGGATTCAAACCAGCTGAAATGGCTGCTGACGTAGCAGCACCAGATAAAATATGATGCCACCGAAGAACTCCCTGAGGATATGTAGAACCACTAGTATATGCCATTATTTACTCCTAGCCCAATAGAAAACCAAGACCTTCACCTTCTTCTTTTAGCTGTGTTATTGCTTCCTCGATTTCCTTTTCAGCTTCAGAAGCAAGTGTATCAGCATTCAGTGATCCTCCCTGGGCTCCTGGAAGAGCATATCCCGAATATTTTCCTCTGATATGTGCCAAAGTCTGTTTTGCATAACCAATTGACAGCTTCTGGACGTCTATATTATTAAATATGACTGTTTCATCATAATCAGTCCAGATAGTTAAAAGAACAATACCAGAACCAGACGTTGTTAGATCAGCAGCTACAGGAGTGGGTTGACAAAATACCCTTCCAGCAGGCTGATCTAATTGTAATCTAAATTTATTAATAGAATATTTCTTCCACGTTTCAATGTAACTTAAAAAATTATGATAACCTACCAAATCTGCTGCATCTGCGGGATGCCATGCCCAGGGACCACCAAAGTAAAGGTTCTGCCAAGTAAAGAGAACGTTAATTCCATCTAGATGGTCAGCTCCCGGAAAGACATATTCTTCAATTGTATTGGTTCCGCTGGGCAGTGTATATGCAGATACACCCGCAGAAAGTTGAAGAACATAGTAACGTCTTTTCAATGCGGTACCATATCCATATTTACGGGCTACAAGCACGGCATCATTGATCGCATCATTTAGAGCAGCGCTTGTCAATTCTACTTTGACGGTCGGTGCTCCTAATTTTCTTTTTATTTTTTCCCTAAGATCCGCTCTTGTCATTTCGTCTCCTTGCCCAACATCTTTGGGCAGCTTCAGACATTTTCTTCCTTGTTTCTTCGGATCGTTTACAACCTAAAGCGTTTTTCTTGCCTTTAAGCGCTTCAGACATTTTCTTCCTTGTTTCTTTAGTATGTTTCCGACCGGACATTCCACATCTATGTCCTACAAGAGAATTTGATATTTTTCTTCTGTGTTCCTCTGTAAAATATCTACCACATGTTTTAGCAGAGATTTTTAATTTATGTTCTTCTGATAATATTTTACCCTTGTGTGCTTGAGAAAGTTTCTTTCGGTGTTCTTCTGAAAATGTTCTACCTTTTGCTGCAAACGACATTTTCCTTCTCTGTTCTTCATCAGGATTCCAAGATCCACCACCAATTCTCAGATTACTAAGATTTTCAAGCCCAACATCCTCTGTTAATATTCTCTCATGAGTATATGCAGCTTCTTCGGAATCGGTTTCAAAAACTTTAACATATTTTGGTTTCATTCCCTTTCGGTCTAAATATCTAAACATTTTTGTTAATTTATAATTATGTGGATGTTTACCATGCAATTGAAATTCGTGCCAATGGTGAAACATTCTCAAGGCTGTTCCTTTACCAATATATGGTTTATGTTTACCGGTAGGATCCATTATTTTGTAAACATAATACATTTATTACTCCTCGATGTCTGCACCCATAGATCCTACTGATTGATTGAAGGCACTGTCCAACTGTTTGGCCGCTTCACCAAAATCAAATTCAACATCACTCTTGTATTGATTTGTATGTGAGGCATATTTCTCGGGCTGTGCAGGCTTTTCATTAATCTCTTTTGTTGCAGCTTCTGCTGCATCCGTCATAGCCTCTTCAACAGATTTTTCTGCCTTCTTTTGTTTTGGTTTCTTTGGAGCACGCTTTGTCTTGGGTTTTGATACCTTCTTGGGTTCCTTCTTTTCTTCAACCTTCTTCTCGGGAAGAGGCTTTCCAGAATGTGCATTTAACAGATCAGGGGTGCTAGCTTTCATCTTCTCACTGGCTGCCTTTTTTCGTTCAGGACACTGTTGTGCATATTCACAACATCTCTGAGGATTCCCAGGTGGATACAATGCCAGATTTCCACATCCAAACTTACAAAGAACTTTTCCTGAATTCAATTCTTCACGAATCTTATCTATTTTTTCTGTCTTATTCTTATCATAATTGACTCGTTTGAATGTTTCCCCATCAAAAATATAATGCGGTGGGGCTTTCGTTAGGGCAAATGTAAGGCTTGCCGGTAAACTCTGCATTAAAGCGGCGCCCAAACCTACTGCTTCAATAACAATACCTTGGTGAACAATAATAGGCGAGCTGTTTTGACCGATTTGAACCTCTTGTTTTTTCAATGAAATAATCCGCATACTGTCTCCTTTCACTATTCGGATCTTCTTATCTTTATTTATGGCATGCTAGTAACTAGACATGTTTCCACCTATTTCCTCTTCTTATATCATAAATGGTATGATAACAAACATTCATTTTTCTAGCGAGTTCTCCCGGAGACAAACTATCCGGATTTGCTTTGATGTATTTAGCTTGTTCTTCATTTAATTTAGAAAATGGATTTTTACTGCCCGTGGTTAACTTACTCATCTTCTTTTTATGCTCTTCTGAGAGCTTTTTTCCTGTATGCGATCTAGACATTTTCTTTTTAGATTCTTCAGAAAACTTAAAACCTTTTCTTGCTTTTGCTATCTTATTCCCCCAAGTATGTTTCCGACCTCTTCGTGTTTTTGACATTTTAAGTCTCGTCTCTTCAGATACATCATATGTTCCAAATCCACCATGTTGAAGATTGCTTAGATTCTCCAACCCATAATATCTAGTACAAAATTCTTCACATTGATATGCTGCTTGTTCGGAGTTTGTTTGAAAAATTTGCTTGTATTTAGGTTCTAATCCTTGTCTTTCAAGATGTTTAAACATTTTAGTTAACTTATAATTATCTTGATGAAATCCTTTCTTTTTAAATTCTTTCCAATGCCAATTGTATCTATTATTTGTACCTTTTCCAAAGTACGGGCAATGCTTTCCTGTTGGATCACTTATCATATAAACATAATATTTCATTTGTCTTCCTTTTCACATCTTATTTATAGCAAAAAAAAGACCTCAAGATTTCTCAAGAGGTCTTTTTCAATTACTCTTTACCGCTTATGATACAGAGTACCACCTACTATCCAATGTTGGATTCACAGCAATGTAATAATTACTTGCGCCGAGCAGGTTAGTAGTGATACCGTAACGGGTCATCATCCCCAGCTGTGGGTGAAATGAATCTTCACGGATTGTTCTGCTCACTAGGAGAGGAATATAAGGACAATAGATGATTCCAGAATCAAAGATGCTGGGTCCCTTGTATCCTAGGAGAGAATAAGCTGAGGTTGTGAATGTGTCTCGGTAGACAGTAAAACGCCCATCCAAGGCTCCTACTTTCGCAACCCCCACAGGACCTGTATCCACATTACTCGCTAGTGGAGCCAGGGTGAAGTTGTTCTGTGTCTCTAGAAGAGCACACACATCAGGAGATGCAACGATGAAGTTTGCTGATCCACGTCTTGTCAGATAAGCAATCCGGTTAGCCTTCATAACCAACATATTATAGAAGACTCTCCACCGCTCATTTTCCCAACGACCATCAGCAGATGCCACTGTAAATGCAACAGTCTGGTTAACAGCCGCTCTCATTCGACCTAGAAGTTCCCGGTCGATTTCCTGCGTGATTTCATAAGAAAGAATGTTAACCATGTCATTGTCAATTGAGACACCATGCATGTTCCGAAGATCTTGCTCAGCCTCCAAAGACCACTGAGTCTTCAGTTTTCTTGTCCGAGCAGTAATTGTTTGTGAAACCACACGAAGACCTACGTCATTCGCGTCGCCAGATCCGGTTGACTCAGAATCACCAAGACGCTCGCCTGCACTTGTTACCAGACCCTGTCCAGATGTAACACCAGAAGCACCGGAATATCCAGGATCAATAAGATTGTGCCCAAGCTCAGGATATGCTGAAGCTGCACATGAAGAATAAGTGTCTTGCGCTACGAAACGCAGAGCAAAAGCGATCCCAACAGGACCACTCATCGGCTGAACACCTACCAACTCATGAGCAACAGTCTCGGGGAATGTTCTTCGAGCCAGAGGAATCAGAATAGGTGTGAACCGAGCAACCGCGGGGCTTGAATACGAAACCTCATCGATCCACTCTTGCTGATTCTCCAGAATAATGGCTGTTTGTTCCCGTAGTTTCTCATCCTTCATTCTTGGATCATCTGAAGGATCTACGAGAGGTCCCCACTTTTCAAGAAGGGCCTTTACATCAGGAGCCATATTTTTCATTATTTAACTTCCTCCGATTTGATTAGATTTTTACTTCTTATTTCGCTCCGAAAGTCAGGCGTCTGAATGCCTTCATATCGTCCGAAAGATTGTCTGAATGGTCTTCTTGACCTTCCACGATAGCTGTACCATTTCCATCCACATTTTCCTCATTCTTCATTTTTTTGTTCTTCTTCACTTCCTCGCCGTCCTTCTCATCCTTCGAGACTTTTTCAGCATTCGGTTCCATTACAACTTTCTGCTCCTTCACGTATTTTACAACTGCTTCGAACTTTTCATCTACTTCTGTTGTATCTGTGATACCTTCCAGAAGTTTCTTGATCATTTCTGTTTCTTCATCTGTCAGGGCTTCATCGGCACATTTTGCTTCGATATGATCTTTTACTTCTTGCCGGGCAACCTTGTCAGCCAGCTTAAGATTCTCAGCCATTAGATCATCAATCTTTTGCTTCGCTTCAGAAAGAGCTGTTTCTTGCTCTGTCATCTTAGCTTGGGTAGACTCTTCCACCACGCCCGCATCGATGTTGATCTTTGTCTTCAGGGCTTCAAGAATCTCGCTGTATTCCTGCCCCTTCTTCGCCCATTCCTTGATTTCGTCAGGAATAACCATCTCTTCCTTAACCAATTGGTCTAGGAAAAGGGACAGTTTTTCTACGATTTCTTCTGTGAATTCTGCATAGTCCGCTTCGAACTGTTCCTTGAGCTCGCCTTCGAGCTTCTCTTTGAGCTCGCATTCCTTCATCGTTACATGTTCCTTCACAAGGGCATCGATCTTGTTGATCGTTTCTTCGCTGATTTCCATTTCCTTCAGCAATTCAATAAGTTTTTCCATTTGTAAATCTCCCCTCGTTCTTTACTAGTGATAGAATTAGAATTCTATAATTATTTATAAATCTCTAGGATTTATATCTTTTCAGGCGTTTAAGATGTGCCTGTCTTATTTTTTCCTTGGTTTCTTCAGAGAGTTTTCTACCCATACCAGCTTTTCGAATCTTTTCCCGAGCCCCCAAACTGTGTTTTTTCCCATACATTCCATTATTAATTCCTGTATTTGCTTCTCCTATTTTACGTCTTACTGATGGATCAGCATATCGTCTTTTGTTGGCCTCGGAAAGTTTACGTCTATGTTCTTCAGTTCGAGGTCCCAATTGCTTTCCTTTTTTAGCTACAGATATTTTCTGTTTAGTCTCTGTTGTATGTTTTCGTCCATAAAAACCGTTATTTTCACCACTTAGCAATTTTGCCATTTCTTTTCTTTTTTCTGGATGTTGAATCCAATATTTCTTACTGGCTTCAGATATTTTCTGTTTATGTTCATTTGATAATGTTACACCTTTTTTTGCCTGAGCCATTTTCTGTTTAGTAACATATGTGTGTTTCTTACCTGTAGGCCATCCGGTTATTCCACCTGGCATGATATTACTAAGATTTTGCAAACCAATTTCTTCAATAATTTTATGTTCATGCACATATGCTTCTTCCTCGGAACATGTTTCAAAAATCTTTTTATATGTTGGGTTCATCTCCTTAGATTCTAAATGTTTAAACATTTTAGTTAATTTATAATTTTTTGAATGTTTGCCTAGCCGCTTAAATTCTTGCCAATGATCATACATTCTTTTACCCTGTCCCTTACCATAATAGGGAGGATATTTTCCTGTAGGATCACTTATACAATACACATAATATTTCATGTTTATCCTTTCAATGCACCCTCAACAGCACGTATAAGAGATTCTTCACGAATTCTTTTCATTCTTTCCTTAACACTCTTTTCATCCGCAACACTAAATTTACCATTTGTAATTTGTGAAAATTCTTCTTTGGTTAAAACAATATAATCTTCAGATTCTTGAATACCTAAAATAGCGCTCTCTACGCCCGGCTGAAGTACGACATCGTACGTAATCATATTCAGATCTTCGCCTACTGTGAATGTCCCATCATCATTTTCCTTCAGTTCACCTGTTGCCCTGGAACTAATCGCTAATTTTGTTCCAGAATCCACAATTGCCTTTGCAATCTTTCCATTGGGTGTGCTCAACAATTCAATTGTACCATGAACTGTCTTGCTTCCCTCGTCCTCTTTCAGGTTAGTAATCTTATGAGACACCCTGTCTAAGTTCACCCTCGGCGTTTGTGGATGGTCCAATTCTCCTAGAAGCCTTCCGGCCTCGACTAGCTGCTTCAGCTTTCCAACCTCTCTGAGAAGAGATTCCTTTTGATATACGCGCTTATTATTGTTTAGCTGATCCCATTGAGAAAAAACACCTCCCAATGTAATGCTGTTTCCTTGAGCTTCATCTACCTTCAGCTCATGTTGCTGTGTCTCAATTAATAGGTGTTTCATGTTATCTCCTACCGACTTGTTGTCGGATTGTTTTAGCAATGTCTTTTACGTCATCCGACACTTTCTGTGATTTGGTCTGAAGAACTCTTGATACTACTGCTGCAGCATCAGAATCCGACATACCATATTTCATCAAATGTTTTTCCGCCTCTCGGCGATCTTTGCCTTTGATTTCCATTGCCAACCTATCACAGCTTTTATCTAATCCGCTACCATACATGGCTTCATAGATTTTTGTCCATTTTGAATTTCTAATATCTGAAATCATATTATCTCCTATGGCATTACCCAAATACTTCTAGGATCAAGACCCATCTCTTTAAACATCTGAATTGCCTTTGATTTTGCCTGGGCATAATTCATCGGTGGTGTATGAACTGTCTTATCACCAAACTTAAAAGATTGTCCATTCTTTGCTGATTCTAATGAAAACCACCAGCCTCCATAACCTCTCGGTTTCCCAGGACCATTAGAGGCTTCCCATTTATCGGTATCAAAACGAACAGCCTCGACCAACGTTTCATATCTTTCATATAGTTGTTCGTTTGTCAATTCCATTATGAAAAGTCCTCGGCCTTAAGTCCAGAAGTAAACTTATCCAATGCTTTCATGAATTTGTTAGACTTAGGATCATCTGAAAATGCAAGACCTCTAAGCAATTGAACAGCCTTTCCCTGCTCATCATTTGATCCGCTCCAGGAAGTATCGATCAATTCTTTAATAACCGATCCCACATTAACATCTTTTTTCTCTTCCTGTTCCTGGATCATTTCCCTATATTTCTCTGTGAAATTAATCATTATTCCTCCTTCCACTCAGTTAGAAGAGCAGAAATGCTTCCTCGATCTTTTACCTCTACCACCTTCTGAGCATTTTCTAACGCGATAGTAACAGCTCGTCGAAGCTGTTTTGCATTTTCAATAATCTTCTCGGCGGGTGTATCGGAAGAACCCTCAACCAAAAACCTCTGAAAATCATTCAAAAACCATTTTTCAGCTTTGGAATTTCCTTCTTCTTTTTGAGAAGTCTCAGTAATCTTCTGAGTTCTCCTCATAATTTCAGCAGTATCTAGACCCATTATTCATCTCCTTTATTGTCATCCGGAGTTCCTGCATCTAACTTTTGAGAATCAGAATCAGGAGAAGAGGGATAGATTGCTTCTCGATCTAGTCCAGTCTCTGCTGAGATGTGATCTGCTGTCTTCGCACGTACTAGATCCTTTGCCTCGGATTCCGCATCCTGCATTTTCCCCCGAATGAAATTACTGACCATACTCTTTACTTTTTCTGCATATTCAGACATAATACCATCCTTTCTAAGTAATATTCTATAATTATTTATGAATTTTCACAGTTTACGACACTTCCTTTGCAAATTGGATAGCAAGATCTCTCGCATGGTTGTCATCTTTCACAGTAAAATCTTTACCTGTTTGATTTACCATTGCATTTGCCTTTACTGTCTGACCTTCCCTATATCCGTAAATGGCTCGATGACTCCAACCATACCATTTACCGTTCGTCGATTTTCCAAAGGATTGAACAGTAGAACCCGATCTCTTTTCTCCCTTAATCCCCAACCAATCCTGAAACCGACATCTAGATTTACCATCCGAATTCTTAGGAAGATTCTTCAATGATCTTGTCTCGGGAGGAATAGAAGTCTTAAATGTTTTTCCTCCCTTTATTGTGGGTATAGAATAAAACGAATCCTTTAGCTTTTTCATCCTCTACACTCCAATATTTCATAGTGATTCAATATTGATTGAAAATGCTTCTCACTGTCAATTTTCTCTTTTTCATATCGTCCAAAAAGGTTCTTAAAAGCATATTTCAATAAACCATCCTGCTGTTTTTGTCGTAAACGTAAAACAGCCCGTAATATTAATCTAGCCTGCTCTCTATGTCCATATGATCTAACATACTCATTCAATATTATATCACTGGTAGTAGTCTTAAATTGTTTTCCCAACATGCGCCAATTAGGACGTGTTAGAATACGAATTTCTGATAAAATGTCTTGAATTCTCTTGCCTCGAACCCTACCAACCTTATTCAACCAGAACATAGAGTAAATAGAAGGATTTATTTCAGTATCTTTAAACATGATTTTCCTTTCTTAGCCGGTTTTTTCAAAGGCAAAATCTAATAACTTCTTAAAAGATTTATCATCTTTAGTTAGCATACGTTCAAATTTCTCTTTGTTAGGGCCCGATAGTGCATCATAAACAGTTAAAAGTGTATGTGCTGTTGTCAAATCCACCTTTGTTCCTTTTTGTCCACCAATATCGGGAACACGAGATGCCTGCTTAGAAGATACAATCTTTCTAAGGGCTTTAATTGTAGCATTTTCTTCATTCAACCATTCACGGAATTTAGTCTTAAACATTTCTATCTCCTATCGAACGTTAATTTCACTGGTTCGTTTGGGAACCGTATAATTATAGAATTTCAGACCTTTCTCTGTTATACCTTTTCGATCTGCCAGACCCTTATTAACCAGAGATTTAAGCACCGATTTATCAACCCTATCTATTCCATACTTCTTTAACATATGCAAACCATATTTTTCTTCTCTCGACATAGTCTGTGCTAACTTCTGTGCTGCAAAATAGTTAAAGTTCTCTTCAAAAAAATCTTTGAATTGCATGTTTGCTCCTACAGCCTAGTAAAGGCCCTTTTACCTTCAATTTTCTTATAGATATCTCTAAAATCAATACCATAATCAAATTCATCTCGTTCCTTTTTCTTCTCTCCAACAATATCAAGATTATGGACTATTAACAATTCATCTTCCTGATGGCTTGCTTGTACTAATTTCATTCCTGCAGGAGTCCAGATTCCAGATCCTCCCCAAAAACGAGCATGAGATATTGGATGTTCTCCGACCGCATTACAACCCAACAACCACATTTGGTAGCTGGCAGAACGAGAAGCCGCAAACAAATCCCAAATATATCCATAATAGTTATGAGTATTAACATTCATTCCAGGATAATCCCTATCATTAGGGCCTCTCCAGGAAGCAATCTCTATTACAGCATCTACACCATCATTTCTGGCATATTCTTGATATAATTGACTAAAACACATATCATAACATGTTGATACTCCAAATTTACCCCACTGAGTATCAACCACAACATAATCATCCTTACCAGACTGAGTATATGTATTTTCAATCCCAGGAAGCATGGTTTTATCATATATGTATTGATCATCCATGTAGTCGAAGGATCTATTTACCATATATGTAGAATTTAAAAACTTCTTGTTTTTTGACCACCCTCTACGAATATTATTAAAGATAATCATCTTGAATTGATTATCTAACATGCCTTCCAACGTGCCCTTTACCCAATCCATGTGTTTTTCTATTATAGCCTGTTCCATATAGGGCCAGCAGGTTTTTTGATCTTCCCAAAAATAGCCAGCAAGACAGAATTCTGGAAAGATAGCAACATTAACACCCTTTTGTTTGAATATTCTAGCTGCCTTTGCTATCTTATTCTTGTTGCCTTCAATGTCGGGAACATTGGCATGTATATTTGCAAGACCGAGGGTCAGCCCGGGTTTATCACTAAACTTCCTTTCTAGAATCTGTAATTTGGGGTCCTCCTCTTTTAAGCCTTCTACTTCATTTGCCCAGGAAAATAGTTTTTGTTTAAACGCCATAATATCTCCTACATGAATTTACTTAGATTATTAGCAAGTTCTTGAATAACTAAGGCTTTAAATTCTTCCATTTGGTCATGATCCATTTGTCCGCTCGATTTAGGAAAGACTTTATCAACCTTTGTTCTCTTTTCGCCCGCAAAAGTATATGTAATGTTCTTACCTACACTCTTAACAACACCGGTTTCCTTTTTACCTGAACCATAATGAATACCCTCAATCTTATCACCTGGTTTCGGCTTTACATTCTTTGCTTCATTAATAAACCCATTGAACCTTTTCATTGTTCCTCCTATCCAAACGTAAGTAATCCCATCAATTGATTGACGGGTGCAAAGATTCCCGTCAATTTATATGTTTTTCCTTTATACAAAAAGACAATTCCCTCGGTTGGTAGTATTGCATCAAACCCTCCTAGAGCATTTATCTTCCTAAGAGCATTATCAATACGTTGTGTCTTTCTAACATCTTTTGTTTTTTCCAACGTCTTAATATCTGCTTCTATTCTTTGCCTGATCTTTTCAGCTGCAGATCCTGGATTAGCAGAAAGAAATTGTTTCATGTTCTTCATCACTTCTGCTCCTAACTTCAGAAAAAGAATTTCAAATGGAAACATGTTTTCCTTGAACTGTTGCTGGTGATTCTTTTTATCGTAGGATCGAACCCATTCAAAGAATTTTGGATTTTCAATTTCCTTCTTAAGTTCATTCAAAGACATAGTCTTATCAAATGTTGCCCAACGTCTCACTAATCCATCCACTATATGTCGTGGAATCTGATAGCGCATCTTTCTAGCCTGTCTTTTTATAAAATTCTTCCACCACGAAAAATGCCATTCAACAACTCTTGCATTATCAGATAATCCGAACTGTTTCTGTAATTTTTCAAGCTCTCTGTGAAACTCTAATCTCTTCGATGCAAAGTTGATATGTGTCGGAAGCTTTATCCATTCAAGACTATCAAGATTAAATGTCTTTTGCACATCAGCATTAATCTGTTTTAACATTCCCGCAAGTTTCCGGGCAGCGTCTTTATCCATTTCTCCGACAGCATTTGCATCTTTATCATATTCAAATGCCCCATGAAAAATAATAATATCCTTATCATATGGAATTACATTTTCATTCTTTGAATAGATTACTTCTAATGCCTTGGATCTACCAGAAATCATATATAAATTTGAAGGTCGTGGTGTTATTCAAACTATGTATGGAGAAGCCATGCGAGATCTTCAAAAAGCGATTAGTTCTTTGACAGAGAAACAGAGAGATAAAATATTTGCTGAGGGACGAAAATGGATGGCATTAGAAGTAATCTATTCAAAGAATGAAAATGTAATTCCATATGATAAGGATATTATTATTTTTCATGGGGC